GGACAGCGCCTGCACATAGACAGACATAGCATCACCAGTTGGTGCATTCTCTACTTGTACATCTTCGGTAACCGTAGTTGCCTCAGGCTTTGTAGAGAAATATGATTCACGGAGGGTAGAGACCTTCGCACGGAATGTCTCTTCATTGTCAAACTCAACAGCTTCCGCCAGAGATACGAGTTTCTCGCGCTGCGAGAGGCTCAGACCTTCAGCGATCTCTGTCACAATCCCATTCTTGATATAGTTGCCGACCTCACGGGTGAGACCAACATTGTCTTCAATCGACTCGTTGAGTTTTGTTTCCATGGTTTCCAGTTGCTGAGTCAGCTCGCTGACCAGATCAACTTTCTCTTCGGGGAGATCAATGTAGTTCTCCACGAAAACTTTCTTGAGACCATCCATGACGGACTCTGCCATTTCATTCTTCAGACCATGCTCGATAGCGAGCTCGTTATTCTTGGTCCATTGTGCAACGGCATAAGTCAGATACTCGTCAACTTGCTCAGCGAGGCTGGTCTTGACGGTCTCAATTTCTTCTTCAAGGACTTTAGCGTAGTCCTCGTGCATACGCTCCAGCTCTTCATTGAGTCTGGATACAACTGCCGCTTCAAAGATGGTGCGTGCCTTCTCTTTGAATTCTTCCGACAGATCCTCACCTTCGGTGAGTGCAGCAACGTCAGCAGAAAGATCCACTTCGAGGATGGTTTCTTCCACTTCTTCCTCAGCAATCACTTCGCCTTCGGGCTCGTGACCTGCTTTGACATCACCCTTAGCAGCAAATTCTGCTTTTGCACCAGAAGCATCAGAAGGCTTCGTGGTGGGTGCGGATGCGTTACCACCTGCGATGGTCTTATACTTGTTAGACTCATCATCAGGTTTGCTGTTTTGGGGCGTAGGACCACCGAGGTCTTGTACACCAGCGAGACTACTGCCGTCAGCGCCCAACTTGGGTTGGGGGTCAGCAGGTTTTGCGCCAGCGGTTACACTCGATTCATCCAGAGTTGTTTCAATCTCTTGTGACATTGTAGTCTCCTTGGTACAAACGTGCGGTTTTGCTATGAATTATTTATGATTATAAATTTTTCAGGAATGAGTGAAACGCGGAAAGTTTCATCTCTTCCAGTTGATTACGGTGTGCATTATCGATTCGATTCTTGATCTCTTCGATTCTCTGCTCGTGGATTGCGCCACCAGCATATACCCACTCTTTACCTTCCATGATGCCATTGACAAAAGCGTCAGGAGCAGAAGGATCTGCCACAATATCTGCGGCAGTTGCGAGCATAAAATCGTCAGCGACGATCTTTACACCATTCTCTTCCTTAATAGATCCCAGACCTCTAGAGGAAACGCCAAGTTTCACACCCTCATCGAGAAGTGACTTAGCGATGTTACCCATAGGGGTATCGAGAATTCTTGCCTTACCCATAAAGTTATTACCTTCTCTCTGCAGAGAAGTGATCAAGTGAGACACGCGGTCGAGGTTGATTGTAGGACCGTCAGGGTGACCCAACTCTCCAAGTGCGCGTCCGTTTTTAATGTAAGACTCGTTGTATTTAGCAACTTCCCTCTCAAGGGTTTCTACAGGGTACATCCGACCATTGCGGTTTTTGATGGCACCCTGAAGGAATACACCCTCAATGAAGTGATTCTTCTTACCGTTCTTGCCTTCGGTAATAACTACCCTGGCAGTTTCAATCTCCTCTCTGATCAGTTTCATCTGGGGTTTCCTCGGTTTCGGGTGTAGCTTCAGGTTCTTCGGGGGTTTGAGCAAACATTGCTTTACCCACTTCTTGTTTCTTTGCGTCAATTGCATCAACCGCAAGTGCTTTCATAGCGGTATCCACATAGTCAGAAAGATCCTTCTGACCTGCAAACAATGCGTTTACAATGTCGCTCGCAGATTGTGTAGGCATAATTAAAAACTATTCGATAATACTATTTAGATATCTCCTTTTTTATAATCCGCAGGATCAATACCTTGCTCCGCAGGATCAGGTTCAGGAGGTTGGAGAGACAGCGCCATTTGCTCATGCTCCATCTGAGGCATTGCCATGGGATCCATGATCTTGCCTTCCGCAATCTCTTTCTCCATCTGCTTGTCAATCTCTTTGTACATTGCATCAGGTTGACGCAGTACTTGACGGCGCAGATATTCAAGGGAGAAGTATCTACCAGCAAAAGGATCCATTTGCTGCAGCAATGCCAAACGAGCATTCAAAATTTCCTGCTCTTTCAGCTCACTGAAGTAGTTATCTGCCACAAAGTCATACTGAATATGCTCTTTGACATCATCCCACTCTTCCAGAGTGAAGACACCTTTGAGCACCAGTTGAGTCTTCAGCAGATCATTAAACAGATCACTAAACTTCTTGCGGAGACGGACAACAAACTTCTGGAATTTAACTTCATCGCGGGTGATCTCAGCAGATCTACCAACGTTGAAAGAAGAATCAGACTCCAGACGTGACTCGGGCACGTTGAGTGCGCGATACAGTTTCTTCTGGAAGTACTTAACGTCTTCCAACTCACCCAGATTCTGTCCACCAGGCAGTGTAGAAATCTCAGTGCCACGACCACCTTCACGTCTAGGAAGCCAGAAGTCTTCCAGCATGGACATGAATTTTTTGTCGTCGCGGATCTCTCCAGTGTCAGCGTTATAGACCAGTTTGTTTCTATAACGGGACATCACTTCGCGCAGATACTGCTCTGCCTTTTGCTTGGGCAGATTACCCACGTCGATATAGAAAATACGACGCTCGGGTGCGCGGGAGAGACGGTAGATAACCAAGGAGTCCTCAATCATTCTCAGCTGATTGAGTGCTTTGATTGCCTTGTGAAGATGTGACAGCACATAGTTGCGCTGCATATCAAGTTGCCCCGAATGGCAGAATGTAATTGCATCGGGTGCAATCTTAATACCATGGTTTTCATAACCACGCAAACCTTTGGGAGAGTAAATGTAATACTCAATTGCTTTAGGGATGAGTACATTTACTTGAGGGTCAGCAGGTGACACTCTATCTTTTGGTTTGTCGTATTCGACAACTTTTTTGATCTTACGAGGATCAATATATCTCAACTCTGTAATACCTTCTTTAGGATTATCGGGATTGATCATCTTATGATAGAAAAGACGACCATCGATATACCACCTGCGGAAGATATCGTATGCCTTTCTGTCAAAATCAAGGAGCGAAAGTACGTTATCAAACTCCTCGCGGATACGAGTCTTGACAGATTCGGAAACTTTTAGATTCGACAACTCAATATCGACAGGATGATCATCCAGATCACCAGCGATTGCTTCGTTGACAATATCGTTTACAGCAGCGTCACACTCTGGGTGGAGAGACATCTCTCGATATCTACCGATCAGATCTACATCGCTAGATTTATTTGCGCCATCCCCGAGATCTACATACTGACCGAAATAACCACCCGCTGCTATAGGTTGGGCGGCATCATCGTTGTCTTTATGCACGAAAGAAGGACCCTTCTCAGAGCCCTTCTTCTTGCGATCAAGTGAATAACCAAAAAGTTGTGACATTACAGTCTCAGTGTTACATTATCAATTATTTATACGGTCGAAATTACTGACCGTTACCAGCGTTGGAGTCGTCAACGTATGTCCAGTACTGGACCTGGAATTCAACGGTGTACTCCTCAGGAGTATCGTTGCTATCCCATGCCAGATCGATGGAAGAAACGCTGCTAGGCCAGATACCTTCAAATCTGTAGGACTTGATGATACCACCTTGGCGGTCATATTGACGCACCGTTGCGTTTGCCTGATACTCAGCAATCGTCTTCATATCCTGGATATTCTGAGCAAGAGACTGGATCTTGGTAGACCACTGCTCAAACTTGTTACGATAGCTGAAGTCCTGGCTGTTGAGGACGGTAACAGTCCAAGGCTCGTATGTGCGATCACCAGCGATCTTCAGAGTACGACCTCTGTAGGGCACTTCGATGACGCCAATGGTGGAAGCAGGAATGTTTGCTGCCTTCACCAGGAAGGTGGACTGTTGGGCGGCTTCGACGCCACTCGATTGAGTAGCGCCAGCAGCTGCTGCGTTGGTGTCTCCCTGACCACCACCCCCGCCAGTGCTGGGGGTAGAGTCTCCGAATTCAGGGAAGTTGATTTCAACCTGGAAAAGGTTGGGGCGGGCAAGATCACCGATTCTGTTACGGAAATCTAGGATACTAAAGTTGTGCTTTGTACCCTCTTTTTGCCCAGGGTATTTTTCTGCCATTGTTTTTCTCCGTTAGGGTAAGTTAGGGTTTAGATCAGTTGACAACTTCAGCGAAGGAAGCGCCTGTTCTGGTTGCAGTGAATGTCAGTGTGATGAAGTTAATCGATCTTGTGGGCTTGACGAAGATCTCAGCGTAGAATTCACCACGGTCGATAGCATCAGCAGGATTGTTGGATGCGTCACAAACAACAAGGAAGTCTACAATGCCACGACGGGATTGGACACCGCGCAGATAAGGATCAACGATGTTCTTAAACTGTTGGCGAGTAAACTCGTCATTCAGCTCAAACAGTTGAGACTTAGCAGCGTCAGCAATTGCTTCTTCGATGACCAGGAAGAGACGACGGACGTTAATTCTGTCGAATGCGGACTGGTAACCAAGTGCGGTTTTATCACCGAAGAGGACAATACCCTGACCAGGGAAAGCAACAATAGGATTGATTCTTGCTGCGTAGAGCAGATCTCTGTGATCCTTCAGAGGGGAGTATGCAAGTTTGATTGCATTTCTCAGGCGACCACGGTTGAAACCTGCGGGAGAGAACCAAGGCTCTTGATTCAGAGTTGTGCTCAGGACAAGACCTGCCATGTCACCGTTACAGGGGATGTAGCGGTAAACATCATTGTACTTGTCATAGATATACTTGTAGTTGTTATCGAAGACAGCGTAGGAAGAAGATCCGAGTTGATCGAAGTAATCAACAGTGCGCTGGACGATAGTCGAAGTGTTGGGTTGACCAACCACGTCGCTACGGTGAGGCGAAATGAATGCCATGCAATCCTTACGGCTTGCAGCAATCGAGATGATGTGCTGTGCCTTAGCGATTGTGTCGCCTTGGCTGCTCATGCCAGGACCCATCAGGATGTAATCAACATCGATGGTCTCAGCATCATCAAAGAGATTGTATGCACCCAAGACGTTAGGACGAGAAACGGTGTAACCGTCAACACCACCCTGCAGGGTATACTTAGCATTTGCCATGCCCTTCGTGTTGCGAAGGTTGATGCTAGAAGGATTAGTACCGACGGGATCGTCGAGACTCTTCAGAGGATTGGTTGCTTGCAGCAGGTCGAAGTCGCGGTTTGCTGCGGTCAGACCCCAGGATCCATTAGCATTGACATCGCGATCATAGATGTCAGTCAGCTCGTGACTACCCCAATAGAGATATTGAGAGAAGGTCTTGATAACATCCTTATAGTAGATGTTGTCACCTTGAGGAGATCTAGCATCAGATGCCTTAGACAGATTGAGGTGCTTCTCAAGGAGAGCGCCAGGTGTGCCAGTCAGAGCACCATCGCCATCAATGACGAGGATGTGCATCAGATCATTGTAACCACCACGATCTTCAGCATATGCGGAAGTAGTAGGACGGGGAGCAATTGCAGACCACTTCTGACCAGGACCGTAGAGACGGGAGTCATAGTCGGAGCTTACAGCAGCGATTGAGATCGAAGCAGAATTGTCATCGCTCAGATTCTGGTTTGCTTGGAAACGAGGGGATCCAGAGTTAAGAGAAACTCTCAGCTCACGACGGACTGCCTCAACAGTACCAGAATCGCCAGTTGCAGAACCAGCAGATCCAGAGTTGTTTGCCAACTCAGCGATGGTATCGCCAACTTCCAGCACGTCAGCAGAGGTGCTATCAATTGTGATTTCCAATTCGCGGGTTGTCTTATCCCATGCAACGATGCGACCTGTAACACCACCAGAAGCAGCGGTGTAGAAGTTGTCATCCTCGAAAGATCCAACCAGAGTTGCGTCATTCGTCAGAGTTACAACCACGGTGTAAGCATAAACTTTACCGTAGATGTTTGCTGCGGAGTATGCAACTTCGTTACCTGAAGTGAATTCCCACTCAGCAGAAGGAGGTTGTGCCAGTGCAATAACCTGATCAGGACCTGCGTCGGTCATTACCACGCGGATGCTGTTACCATGGTTACCAGCACTCTTTGCTGCCCACTTCCAGTTGTTTGCTGCTGTCTCAACGTTTGCCTCATAGAGGTCATCGTTTTTGATCAGGGGAGCAGTAATACCAGTTGCGGTAGTCTCGTTGATCTCAGTCTTGTCTGCAGTAACAGTCAGCAGAGAAACGGCAGATCCATCAGTGTGAGAAGCAGCGGTAGATCCCAGCACGCCACGAGTGACGGTCAGGTTGTTACCAGACACTGCGGTGACTTGCAGGAACTCGTCGTCAATTCTGAGGTAAGAGTTAGTGCCGCCACCCAGAGTTGCCACAGAGGTAATTGTAAGGGTGGTGTCAGAGTCAGTGAAGGTAGCGCCTTCGTTAATAGTGGATGCAGTACCTGCAAGCTCGATAAGAGTGATAGGTGCAGCAGCAGCGTGTGCAGCAGCAGAAGTAGCGAGTTGACCGCGCTGGACGGTAACGTCGTTACCAGAAACTGAAGTAACTGTGATCAATTCAGCGTCGATCAACAGCACGTCATTAACGTCAAAGTCTGTAGAAGACTGGACGGTAAGAGTTGTGTCAGTTGCGTTGAATGTGGTGACCACATATTGTGCGGTATCGATTGCGTTTTTCAACGAATCGTTCATCGCACGGACGATACGCAGTGTGCCGCCATACAGCAAGAATTGTGCTGCGGTAAACCAGTATTCGTAGTTGTACTCGGTTGGACGACCGAACAGATTGAGAAGCTCTTTCTCGCTCGTTACAGTTGTAATGCTCTCAACGGGTCCTTTCTCAAAGGAACCGACTAAAGCAGCGACGTTATCAACTGTAGCTGAGACGACGTTAGTGAGATCTCTCTCTAGTACAGCAACCCCTGGTGAAAGTTGTGTAGATGCCATCTGTAATCTCCTGAATGAATTCCATTTCGGATGCTGAAATTATTTATGAAAATCTGCTTTTCAGGAGGGGAAACAGGACGTAATCACCAGTCTGGATATTCTGTAATCCACTGCCTCTTCTTCTTTCTATTGGCAGTGTTTCTTTTGATTGTGCAATACTTACAGACATAAGAATATGCAGATGCATTCGCACCTCTATCCTTTCTTGTTATGTAGAAGTTATCCCTAAGTGATAGAGTCCTCAAACATTTTCTACATTGCCTATCAACAAAAAGGAAATGCTCTAGATCTAACTCTTCTTCAAAGTCCATCATCGATAATCCCACATATAAGACATGTCTCCATACTCACCGACAGACTCTGCATTTGACCAGACCTGACCCTCTGGATCTACAATGACTTCATCATTCAAACCGTCATCCATAAATCCAAAGGGTGCCATGTCTGCTTCAATTGCTTCCTTCTGCTCCATGTACATTCTCATGCGGACATCGGAATCGTGCAACTCTCTGAAGTAATCTGTAGTTGCCAACCAGGAGAAGATAACAAGGCACATTGAAAGGTCATCGTTACATCCTTCCTCTGCCTCCCATGCTTGTCCTCTTTGGATAAACGTAGTCAACTCTGCAATGATATCATAGTCATTAAAGATGAGTTTGTCATCTTCAATCAACTGCTTCATGTTTGCACACCCAGTCTTCTTGACTGTGGTAGACATCTTGACACCTAGTTGCACCTTAGACCCAGAGAATCCCTGACCCACAACCTGACCAGCACGTCCGCGCATGGAGCACATCAGCAGGTTGTCATACTCCAAATCAAACTGCATGATGTCTGCAACCTGTCCTCCAATATCATTGACTTCAATCAATGTGTATGCATGATTATATGTTGTCGCTACCTGATGGATGATGTTGGGAAACACTAATGGTTTTTTTTTATTGTTTCTACATTTTGCAACCATCCTATATGGTATCTCTGTTGTGTCTATAACACAAAAAGCAGAATAGTCCTTTGTAATACCACGAGCAACGTCAACTGTACATACATAAGTGTGCTCTGGTTTAGGCTCTTCAAAGATATCTAGACCAGCATTAGATGATATTGGGTCTTCATATACCAGCGTCTTGAGTTTAGACGATGTAATTAGTGTGTTGACAGATCCAAGGAATTCGCATTCAAACTCTTGGTTGAATTGCTCCTCAGATGTATTCTTAATAGTCTGCTCTTTCCACTCCGCGTCTCTACCTGGCACCTCTGACCAGTGGACTTCTGTAGTGACGTATTCATTCTTGCCCTTCTCTGCGTCATGCCAGAGTTTGTAAAACATATTCATCCCCTTGGGCGTGGAGATGATAATCACCTTGGTTGATTTACCAGAAGAGATAGTAGGATACACAGAGCTAAAGAACTCGTCAGCAATGTGAGTCGGAATGAACGCGAATTCGTCCAGAAAAATGATGTTAAAAGACATGCCCCTGACAGCAGAAGCGGAAGTAGATGCAGCCATGATCTTACTTCCATTCTCCAATTCCAGACTACCTCTGTTCCAGTTGACGACGCCTTGCTGGAGCCACTTGGGGAGGTTTTCATAAGACAGTTGGAGACGTTGGAGCATTTCTCTTGCCGTCGCTGCCTTGTTAGCAAGGATGGCAATGTTGACATTATCATTGAATAGAGCATACCACAGCAGGTATGCAGTCACCACTGTAGACTTTCCAGACTGACGTGGTAGTTTTGCGATGTTGAATCGATTCTCATGGAATCTACGCACCATCTGATCCTGAAAGTCATACAACTCAAAAGGAATAATACCTCGGTCAAGAGAGATAATCCTAATGTACTTTTTAATAAAGTAAACGGGATCCTTACTACACTTGACAAACTCTTCCACTTCCTCAGGCGTGAAATTCTGTGCGACATTTGCACGCTTGAGGTTAGGATTACCTAGATAAATGTCAGTCTGTGCCATAAGGGAAGGGTCTCATATTTGGTGGTTGATCTTTCGCGTGTGCAAGCATCACATCTTCCTGCCCAGGACAGAATTGAAACACTGCACTATATCTAACAGGGGCATTTGGGTTAGGTGGTTTAGCACCATGCGGCACAATACCAGGAAAGATGACTACCCTCCCTGGTGCAGGAATAATAATGTCAGTGATGCGACCCTCTGACATAAAGACAGTTTCGCCACCCCACTCTGGTTTCCATTCCTTATTTGTATAAACCAAGAAACTCAGAGCGTCTAATCCCTCACCATCCAAATGAATAGAAGGATTATCGCCATGACGGAAAGCATTGTATACAACTCGATGAAATTTTGGAATTGGTAGAGGAGCTCTTTTGAAAGCATAGTCTATACAGAAATTTTCAAACTCGCCGTAGTTGGGTTGATCTATAGCACGTCCCAATGAATAGTATGGATCATCAGGACTATCGTCGAATATAAACTGCCACCCGTCGAAACGGGTGAAGTACTCATGCATAAATTCACATTCTTCATCAGTGAAAAGGTCATCGATAACCATGACCTGATCATATTTAATCGCGTCCATACTCAAACAAGGGTCCCATATGACCTGCGGATTTCTTTCAATTCTTCAAAGTCTTTCTTCTTGGTGCCACCATCATATGCCCATGCATATCCTTCGGTGATCATCTGCTCATTCAAAGATACTTCTGCATCTCCGATATATAACCAGCCAAGAAGGCGACCGTACTTACCCATGCCACCAACCAATTCAGTTCTAACAGCGAGCTCATCGTCTCCATTGATTGCACCCTCTAGTTTCTCTTTCAACCAGTTGGTAGCGTCTAGTCCCAGTTCCTTTTCTTCAAGGTCGCGTGTGCGTTTCTCTGGCGTGTCCACACCAGCAACTCTAACTCTCTCTTTTTTATAAAGGTCAAAACCGAGATCAATGGTAACATCGATAGTGTCGCCATCCAACACTCTATCTATCGATACTACTCTAAAGTTGTAACAAGACTTACGACTTGGGGGTGTCATCGCTCCCATGGGATTCTCTTTCATCTACTAATAGTATATAGCGCACCACCCAACCAACTCCAATAAGAAGGAGTATGATCGAGAAGATCACACTCCAAACGGGGTCATTGATATCATTTAGTGGGCGGAGAAAGAGATTCATGGGTTGTCGGGGTCTAGACCTAAACTAATTAGGTACTCTTGCCACCATGAGTATTTTTCTTTTTTCCATCGAGGGACGGGGCGACCTTGCTCAGAATACCATTCATACAATGCATTATCTATAGTCTGTGCGATCTCCATACTCCTCTTCTTTTTCATCAACGTCTGCATATGGATTCTCCAAGAAGGGTCCTCGTTTTCGTAGAGGTTCTTTTCTAACATAATCCGACTCAGCATTTACGGCTTCAACCCACACTGCAAGTTTCATCACGATGAAAATAATAATGAGAGGTGTAAAACACCCAACTAAGACTACAGGATTCATTTGTGACTCCTATGGAAAGGTTCCCAGTGCTCCCAACCATATTTATGTACAAGGTGCATACCTATGATAGGGACAAACACAAGAAAGAATCCCATGACACCTAAGCACCATGGAGTTTGCATTGTAGATCTCACAAACAACTGGATGTTATGTATCATTCTTCCAATTCATCTAAGTGTGCCTGAATAATAGCGTTAATCTCCTCACATCTAAAAAAAGTTTCTTCATCTTTATCCATGCCATGGTCTTCAACTGCTTCCATAATAAGAAGGTATTGTTCTTCATTAAAAGGTATCATGCTGGATAATCCCAATTAGTAATCAATTGTGTTTTATGTACTGGACCCCAAACGCCAGGTTTATACAGATAAGGATAAGTGCGAATGGGGCATGATTCTCCTGTGCATAGGAGATCATTTACAATCCTCCAAGACTCCATCACTTCATCGGCATGGACAAAGTGAGTCTGGTCTCCCATTATGGCGTCGTAAAGAAGCTTCTCGTATCCGTCAATTGCTCTGTCTTGGGGGTAGTCGTGGGAGAGAGTTGCCAATTCAATAGAATCACCAAAGCCAGGAGATTTAATATCGATCCTAAGATCCAAATGAGGATCAGGCTGAAGACGGATGCAAATACGATCGTTAATTTCCCCTTCATACAATTTTAGCGGTGGTTCTTTTAGTTTGATAACAACTTCAACACACCCATAGGGCATGTGCTTGCCTGTCATGACGTTAAAAGGAACTCCCTGCCAACGCCAGTTATCGACGAATAGAGACCCAGCAAAATAGGTAGGAGTACTACTGTTAGGATCAACGCCCTCTTCAGATTTGTAAGATTCATATTGTCCAAAAATTGAATTTTCCCCCATTCTAGTGGCGGCAAGTACTTTTGTCTTTTCCCTTCTAATTTCATTTGCTGACATTTTAGAAGGAGGCTCCATAGCAATCAGTGCTAACACTTGCAGGATATGATTCTGCAGCATGTCTCTGATAGCACCAGCACCCTCATAGTATTGAGCACGACCATCGCATCCGATAGTTTCGGTAGCAAAGATCTGGATCTCATCTATGTAACTGCGATTCCAGAGTGGCTCAAAAAATATATTGCTAAAGCGAGTAGTAAGGATATTATTGACAGCATCTGTACCGAGATAATGGTCAATGCGAAATACTTGTTTCGCGCGTAGACATCTAGCAACCACAGTTGATAGATGATCAGCAGATTTATAATCGTGCCCAAAGGGTTTCTCAATAACAACACGGGAGAGCTCTGGGTTTTCGAGCAATCCTGCTTCTTTGAGGTTGGTGATTGCATTTTCATATCTCTCTGGTGGTACAGATAAGAAGTAAGTTGAATCATCTGCATCTGGTAGATTTTTCAATGACTCTGGATTATCCAGATCAGTGCTAATCCAATCCAGACGATGGATAAAGTCTTCGGGATACTCTCCCAAAGATTCTACCCACGATTGCTTTGCGATCTCACGACGAGATGTCCCTACAATCACAAG